GGGTTACTCTTTTGAAACATTTAGCTTTGAAGTAAACGAAAAAGGATTGCCTATAATAGTTGGTGATTTATATGACCCTTTAAAATGATATGGTACAAAAAACAATGATTATAGTTGCTGCAAAGCATAAAGAGTGGGTAGAAATAGTTTTATCCTTTGGGTGCAAACAAGAAACCGCTGAAGATATTGTACAAGAAATGTATTATAAGATACAACTGAAACTTGAAAAAGGTTTGGATATAATGTACAATGAAGAAGAAATAAACTACTACTATATTTTTAAGACTTTAAGAACATTGTTTTACGATTTAAAAAGAAAAGGTAAAAACATTACTATGGTTTCTATGGATGACATACACTTAACCACATCAGATGTAAACTATCAAGAACCATATGATAAAATACAAGAAGAACTATCAAGAATGTTTTGGTATGATAGAAAAGTATTTGAAATAATAAATGAGGGCGAAAGCATTGCAGAATTTTCACGCAAAAGCCTTATACATTATTATTCACTTTACAACACATATAACAAAGTCAAGAATAAATTAAAAAAACTATTATGAGGGAAAAATTTAAAAAGGATTTACAAACTGGGCAGCTCTATGAAAAGAAAGCACTTGAATTAATACAGAAAAAATATCCAAAAGCATATATACAAGATGGTTATTTTTTAGAGTGGGATATATTTATACCAGAATTAGATATGGGTGTTGAGGTAAAAAGTGATGCACAATATAAAAAGACTGGTAACTTTTATGTTGAATATGAATGCAATGACAAACCAAGTGGAATAGCAACTACAAAAGCAAAATACTATTATATTTATTTAGATAAATTATATATTTTAAAAACAGAAGATTTAAAAGATAAATGCCGTAAATATCTAAACACAAAAAAAGATAAAAAAGGTGGTGATAATATGGCAAGTAAAGGAATAACAATACCAATAAACGAATTATGAAAATAGGAAACATTATTTATTACATTACAAAGTATACTGGTATTAAATACCTAGTAGATAAATATCACAAATTAAGAGGTACTAAATGTGATTGTAATAACAGAAGAAAAAAGTTAAATGAAATAAAAATTGATAGATGGTAAAATTTACTAAAGAAGATTTTGAAAGCTGGAGTGACTTTAGGTCAGAACCAAAAAGTACGTTACAAGGTAATGAGTTTGAACTAATATGCCAGTTACACGCAAAATATTACAATCATAAATATCATAAACCTTGCACTTGTAACCCAAAGAAAATAAAGCTATGGATAAAGCAACTAAACGTAATTTGGAATAATGGGAATTAAAAAAATTCACGAATGGGAAAAGGCAGTAGTGTTTCTTTTAAATCTTGATGGCTGGGAGTTAGAACATTGTGGTGATGGTTATTCAAGATATGATGCAAAAGGTAAAACACCAAAAGGCAAGGATTGTGTTATTGAGATGAAATTTAGAAATAAATATTATGAAGACAAATTAATTGAAAAGGATAAATATGATAGCTTAATGGCACTTGAGGATGTTGTTAGGTTATTTTTTGTTAATGACCCTAAAGGAAATTTTATGTATTGGTTAGATAATTTAGATATGCCAAAGCCAGTAAAAAAGTATTGCCCAGATACCACAATGTGGACAAAAAAACGACTATTAAAAGACGTTTATTTGCTTACTGAAAATCAGGCGGTTAGAATAAATATCAATCTTTCTTAAAAAAAAGTTATAAAATTTTTTGTTTATAAGATAAATAATGTTATATTTGCTTATTATTAATTTACAAAAAACAAAACAGATATGAAATACCCACTTGTAATAGGAAAAAATGGAAAATTTAATGAGGCTGGACAACTAATAAAAGCCCCAACATCATTAAAGGTTTTTATGAGCAGTTTTGACAGAGATATGTATGAAACAATAAAATTTCAAGGCGAAACCTGGAATATACTTTCTTGTGGTTTTGATAGAGGCGATGAAGATGGTGCGGAAGTAGTGAAAAATGCAATGGTAAAAAGATGGGTTCAAACAGGTGTATGGGCTGGCAGCAAAAGTGTAACAGCAAAATTTTAATATAACAACAACTAAAACAAAACATTATGTCACAATTTGAACAACTAGGTTATTTTTTAGAATATATGATTGACGATAAATACATTGGCTCAACTATATTAGAAAAACCCGATAGAAAAGAAGTAGGCTACTATGGTAGAATTGATGAGGTTGCTACCCAAGATATTATATTTAAAAACAAAAAAAGAATTAAAAAAGGACAATCATTTTATACTAGAATGTATCCTTTATGCGGAAATAAACTTTAATTTAAAAACAAAACAGATGAGAAAATTACCAAAGTACAAGCAAAATTTAAGAATACAAGGAAACGATGTATGGAGTTATTCAACCATTGTTGCTAAAATAGATGGCTCTAATTTAAATCAATTAGGCTACTGGAGTATGACAACTCAAAAGCACATTAACTATGTGGCTAATTATATGAATTTAAACCTCATAAAAAATGAAAGTTAATGAGGCAGCTTGGGAAAAGCTTAAAAAACAAATAGAGTATTATACAGAAGCTGACACATCTATATCAGACATATCGATTAACTACCAAGTTAAAGAAACTAAGAACAAAAATTATTTAAGACTTAACATAACAATAGACAAATGGGACAAGATAACAGAATAGAAAAATTAGAGGCGCAAATAGAAATATTAAAAGCACAATTAAAAGAAGCACAATCACATACTTACATATATGATACAAACACTTTATATTGTAGTGATGGTGAATTATATATTGGCTATGGTCATAATGATGACAAAACACTTGTGATGAATGTAGACCAGCTTTTTAGAGACTTACCAAGTATAATTAGTATGGTAACTAAAGAACAAAAGAAGATGCAGCAAATGCACCTTAAAATGATTAAAGAAGCATTGGTATGATTTTATTAGTAGATGCAGATAGTTTAATTTTTGCAAGTTGTTATCGTAAAAGAGAAACACCAGATGATGAAAAGTACTACACAGACATAGCTGATGCAAGAAATAAGTTTGACCAGCAGTATATGAAGATTGTAAATGACTTGGAAGATAAATACACCGTTGATAAAGTATTATGCTTTAGTGGTTCAAAGGGTAACTTTAGAAAACTAATCACACCAAAGTACAAAGCCAACAGAAAGAAACAAGAACTGCCACCTTTATTAGATGAGATGCACCAATTTGTAAAAGACCATTACGATAGTATATGGGGTTATGGTGTAGAAACAGATGATATGGTTGCAAGGTACTGGAAGCAAATATCTGATGATATTGGTAGAGATGAAGTAATGATTGTTTCAATAGATAAAGACTACAAACAATTTTCTTGCTTGATGTACAACTATCACTATAAGCATAAAGAGATATTAGACATATCAGAAGAAGAAGCTATGTACAATTTCTATGAGCAATTTATAATCGGGGATAGTGCAGACAATGTGCAGTACTTTCGTGGTAAGGGTAGGGTGTTTGCAGAAAAACATTTTAAAGATTGCACAACAAAATACCAATACACAAGAAAGCTATACGAATTATTTAAACAAGAATACAAAGGTAAAGCAAGACAAAAATATGCAGAGTGCTATAACCTTTTAAAATTAAGAACAGAATGAGACAGTTTAAGCCACTTAAAGGACAGAAACACCTAAAGCCATCAAATAAAAATCAAAAGGCAAGAAAGAAGCTGCAAAGAGCAAGTAGGATAGAAGAACAAAGAAAGCCAAGAGTAAAAAGAAATGGTGTACTAATAACAAAAGATATGAAAGATAAAATAGTAGAAGATTTAAAAAGAGAGTTTGATATAAGAAGTTGTGTAGGAATAGACAAATACAAAACAACACTACAAGACAATAAACACGATGACTTTTTACAGCACCTAAAAGAAGAACTAATGGATGCAGCTTTATACATACAAAAACTACAAAGCAAATGAATTACAACACAGTACCAACAATACTAGAAACACCAGAACAAGTAAGTGATTTACTTATTACTTTAACTGGTATAGATATATACAAACAAACAAGGCAAACTGAATACGTTGAGCATCGTGCTTTACTTTGTCATATATTAAGAAACAAACTTGATATGAGGTGGGTAAGTATATCAGACTTTATAAAATCAAAAGGTAAATCATTTGACCACGCAACGGCAATACACGCAAACAAAATGTATCCATTGTACAAAAAAGATAGATTTGATTATTACGATAAATTAGAAAGCAACTTTATAGTTAAATCACAAATAGAGTACAGCCAGATTTCAAAGTTAGAAGTGATACAAAAAAAATATGCGACATTAGAAAAAGATTATTTCAAAGCAATAGAAAAGTTAAGCAACTACGATAAACAATATTCAAATGGTTACACACCAAATGAAATGAAATACAGAGCATTAGAAGAAGAACAAAAAATTATGTATGATGAACGTGCAGCTTTAGTATTAAAGTCTTTTGAATGGAAGCAAAACAATAGTGAGTATGAAATAATAAACTGTGCAACGTGATAGAGTTTATAAAAACAATATTGTGTTTAGCATTAAGCTTTGGATTTCATTGCATAGTATGGGAAGATGATTATGTTAAGTCTAAATTCTGGAAAGTATATTGGGCAATAGTGCTATTATGTTTATTTCCTTTAATTATGATAATATGATAAAAAAAGAATGGTTATTTATGCAAACACCAAAAGAGAAAGCATACAACCTACATAAGAAATTTTACAATGTAGATGGTCAAGACTTTCACAATACAATGAGCAGTAAGATAGCAAAACAATGTGCTAAACTACATATAAGTATTATACTTGAAAACGAAATACTAAAACCATCTAACAACATAGAATACTATCAAGAAGTACTAAACGAAATAGAAAAGCTATGAGCAAGAAACTAATACAAAAGCTACAACAACTATTAGACAAATTACCAAAGGGTAAAGAAAGAAAAGAAATAAGAGAAAGACTGTTAAAATTAAAGCTAAATAAATAACTTGTTTAATTACGTTATATAATTGAATAAACAAATTTATATCAAATGGATAAAAGAAAAAATAACGGTGGTGCAAGAGATGGTGCTGGTAGACCAAAGAAAGCTGACGAACTTAAACTAATAGAAAAACTTGATAACCTTATTGATAATGATGAGGTAATTAAAACACTAGGCAAACAGATCTTAAAAGGTGATAGTCGTGCTATGTCATTGTATTTTGGTTATAGATATGGTAAGCCAAAAGAAAGTGTAGATATAACATCAACAGATGGGTTTAATATTAACTTTAAAGATATTATAAAATTTAAGTGATAGAAGTTGATCCAAAGTATAAGCCTATCCAAACATCAGATGCAAGGTACTATATTGTAACTGGTGGTCGTGGTTCGGGTAAATCGTATTCTATAAACTTACTATTGTTGTTGCTCACTTTTGAAGCTGGGCATACAATTCTATTTACTAGATTTACATTATCTAGTGCTTACATTTCTATTATACCAGAGTTTATAGACAAGATAGAAACACTAAACTTACAAGATGCTTTCTATATCACAAAAGATGAAATACGGAATAAGCTATCTGGAAGCAAGATAATCTTTAAAGGTATCAAGACATCAAGCGGTGATCAAACGGCTAACCTAAAGTCTTTAACAAACGTTTCAACGTGGGTAATGGATGAAGCAGAAGAATTGCAAGATGAAAACATATTTGACAAAATAGATTTAAGTGTAAGAAACCTAAACCAAAAGAATAGGGTTATACTTATTTTAAACCCCGTTACAAAAGAGCATTGGATATACAATAGGTTCTTTGAAGATAAAGGTGTACAAGCTGGAACAAACTCAACAAAAGGAAATACAACCTACATACACACAACTTATTTAGATAACATAGAAAACCTATCTAAAAGCTATTTAGAGCAAATAGAAAACATTAAGAAACGCAGACCAGAGAAATACAAACATCAAATGCTTGGTGGATGGTTGGCAAAAGCAGAAGGTGTAATATTCAGTAACTGGCAGATAGGTGAGTTTAAAAAAGTAGGTGTAAGTGTCTTTGGTCAAGATTATGGATTTGCAGCAGACGAGAACAGTTTGGTGGAAACTAACATAGATACAAACAACAAGATAATCTATTTAAAGGAATGCTTTTATCTCAAAGGTCTTACCACATCACAAATAGCTGAACTAAACCTTAAACACGCTAAAAACCACCTTATAGTAGGTGATAGTGCTGAACCAAGATTACTACACGAACTGAAAGCAAAAGGTTGTAATGTAGTCAAAGCAATAAAAGGTCAAGGTTCTATTACCTATGGTATAGCATTACTACAAGATTATGATTTGATAGTTGAAGAAAACAGTATCAACTTAATCAAAGAACTAAACAACTATTCTTGGTTAGAAAAAAAGTCTAAAACACCACAAGATAAATTCAACCATATTATTGATGCAATTAGGTATGCAATCTCATATCAACTACAAAATCCAAACAGAGGTAATTACTTTATATCATAAAAGTTATTAAATTATTTGTTGGTATGTTAATAAGGTGTATATTTGAATTATGAAATTAACAGATGAACAATTAGCAGTAGTAGAAAATGAGTGTAAGATGTACAAGGCATTTGACCCAAACCAC